AGTGAACCCAATCCACGAGAGCTAACGCCTAAGCTTGCACCCTCGCCAATAAGTTCTTTTACAATACGACCCATAGGTGTATCAAGTATCTTTGCTCTGCCGATATAGTTATCGCCGTCTTCTTTAAGACCCACGATCATATGAGATACACGGTCAAGATTTACTGTAGGGCCATCTGGATGTCCTAACTCGCCGTATGCTCTTTTCTTATCGATAGATTCTGCTGTGTAACGAGCAACCTCTTTCTGCATCACCTCTTTAGGATACATTCTACCATTACGGTTCTTGAGGTTTGACTGCAAGAAAACACCTTCAATGAAGTGTGACTTCTTACCAGTCTCTTCGTTAAGCTCAGAAATGTATTGGATCTCTTCTGTAACTTCTTTAATTAGTCTCATTATCCTAATGCTCCGTCAGCGCCTTGATGCTGCTGTGATCCATATCCAGATATCTTTTTGCAATTAATTATAACAGTACCGGAACCGCCAGTCACTGCTACTACAATATCTGCATCGTTATTCTCATTGTCTGAAAAACCATAAAACTCTAACGTGCCTGCAAGCACTAAAGTATGCAGCAATTTGCTGTCTCGTGTAATAGTAGCTTTAGCGCCGTCGTCTAGTGACCACTGAATACTGCTTATGTCTGCAACAGGAGATGATTGAGTCTCAGATGATTTTTTAAGAGTAGTAGCAAGGGCAATAGTACCAGCTGCTGGAGTACTACCAGTTTCTCTGATAGCGATGACACCCTGTACTTGTGTTAGTTTTAGTGTATCTACTGATACTGCCATTTGCTTTCTCCGGTTAATTCTTTTTGTTTACTAACTTGTCGGTAGCTTTCATAATGCCAGCTCTTCTTTTCACAGCACCTTTTTGAAATCTGTCTGCCAAACTAGAGTTTGTATTTTTATCAGTAGCAGAACGAGTTTCTTTAGCATCTCTTTCAAACTCTTTGCCCATTCGTTCTCGACTACCATAACTAACAGTAGCTTTTTTAATGTAAGAACCTAAAGTCTTCTTAGAGACTTCTTCAATCTCTTCAACTTCTTCTTTCATTTTTTTCATATGGTTGGTGTGTTTTGATTCTCCAAGAACTGCAACACCTTCTTCGCCGACAGTTACAAGCTCAACGCCATGTTCAAACATAACCTTGTACCATGCAACATTGCCGTTTTCATCTGGTAGTGCGTGTTCGCCGATAATAGGAGTGCCTTCACCTAAGCCTTCTTTGAAGATTTTAGTTGCACACATATGTTGGTCATCTGGCAGTGAGCCTTTAGCTACACCATCCATAGTCTCTTCTTGAATGTCTGAGCCTTCTCTGAAATTTTTAAACGTCTTCATTCTCGTCTCCAATAGTTTCAGGTTCTGCGGCAGGATCTATTTCTAGTACATGCTCTTCGCCGTCTGCTAACCCCATCGCTTGCATATCTGGATTCTTAAAAACTGACTGTGCCAGTTCTTGTTTGTAGTCATTGATTGCATCACTTGCTCTATCAAGCATGATAGAATTGAATTTAGTTTGAACATCACTGCTATCACCTTTAGCCATGCTGTTCATCATGTCTCTAATCGCTGCTTCACGGTCCATTATTCTACATCCTCTTCTGATGGTTCCATTTCAGGCGCAGACTGTTCAGCCTCTTGCCCCTGCGAATTCATTTGAAATTGCTGATCTTGAGTTACAAACGGTGTTTCTAGTTGCAAATCTGTTTCAATAGTTTCGATTTCTTCATCAGTTAACATTAATACTTTTTTCTGTACATATGCTTTACTGAATAAAGTACCGATATAACTAGACATTCCATTCAAAACTTCTACCCTACTTCTTAGAAGCTCTTGATTTTTTGACTCTGTGTAGTAAGCATCTTGTGCAAAATCATACATTAAGTCATCTTTAATGTTTTTCCAATCTTCTTCTGTAATAATGTTTTTTAGGATCAACTGTGTTTTCAGTAAATCGTCAAACATTACTCCGAACTTTCTTCTTAGTCTAGAGACAAATTTTGAAAATTTTAATTCATCTCTATTAATTTCTGCTGATCTACCGAAATTAAGACCGCCTTGTTGTTCTAGTCTTGATACTGGAATGTTCAAAGACTGATATAGTTTCTTCTGAAAGTAAATTACATCTTCAATTTGACCTAGATTTTGCCCTGCAGGCAAAGTGTCTATTGAAGTGCCGCTGCTACCTTCTCTACGTGGAAGCCAAAAGTCTTCCAACATAGACATGAATTTTTTATCATCACGGACTTCGCCAGTATTAGCATCGTAAACTAACTTGTTACGATATCGGTCCATGATGTCTTTTAAGTACTGTTCTGCTTTGTTGGTTGGCAAATTACCTACATCAACATAGAAGATTCTTCTTTCTGGTGCCCTTGTAATTCTATAGATTACAACAGCATTCTCCATCATTCTAAGCTGATTTGCAGGTCTAATTGCCTTGTGCAAGTATGATAGAGATGAATTCTTGTCCTGGTCTACTAAACCAGAAGGCACATGTGTAATAGCATCTTTAGTTATTTTTAGAGCAGAATCATTAGTTTCTGCTTTGTACTGTCCTGGTCTAGACGCTAATCCTTTGTCGTTAAATAGATAAAATTCTTCAATATTTTTAACGAATTGTACACCTTGTTCATTCTTTTCTTTGTGTACTTCTTTGACCTTAGTTATTTTTCTAGGATCAATGTAACGTATATCTCTGATACCTTTTTTAGGATTTGCGGTATCTATTACCTTGTGAAAATACAATCTTCCATCTACATACCAACGTCTAAAATAGTCGTGTGATCTGTTTTTGAAATCTAACATTTCGGTTATATTTTCAAACTCGTCTCTTATTTGTTTTTTAACAGAGTCAGAAACTTTTAAATTATCTGTTATCAAAGTTACTGGATCTTCATCACTTTGATTGGCAATAGCATCGTCTATGATGTCCTGAATTGCAGTATCAACATCAGCCATCATAGAAATATCTCTATAACGCTTAATTAACTCTGCTTCATTCTTAGCAACACCTTCGAGATCAAGGTAGGTACCGTAATGCCCACCCGCTCGTATGCTTTCTATACCGCCTTCATCAGATGGAGCCACAAAAGACTTTTCAGTCTCAGGTGGCTTTTCTCTGCTTATATTAAATCCAAAAATATTCATTCTATATAGTTACCCTTTTAATACTAGACTAAAAATTATCGTAGTTCTGGTATTGGAAAGTTACAGTAAATTCTTCAATTATATCATTTTGTGCGTACTGGAGCGCAATTTCAGACATTTGTATTGGGAATGCATTGCGTAGTATATAAGAACCACCTTGCAATACATCATCGTTACGATCTAAATGTTGAACTGTGACATCAGCTTGATAGTCAGCAGGAGTGAGAATTCCTGCATTTGTAGCTGTTCCATTCATTCCTTCCATCCATGCTTCGAAAGGACGGCGAAGAGACTGCTCTGTGTCGTTGACAATAGTAACTGTCCAAGGATCAAAAATCCTTTCGCCTGCCAATTTAACTTCACGACCTCTGTACTGAATGACTGCCGGGTTAACTGTTGAAGCTGGAATCGCAGCTCCAGACACCAACAAGCTGTAAGAAGTATCAACTCCTGTGACGTAGCTAGGGAAGCCTAGCAAGACTCTAAATTGATTAGGTCTTGCTCCTCCTGCGCCTAGTCGAGCTTTAAACTCTGTAATGTTCATTTATATCTCCTGATTACTTTTTTATTTATAAGCCTTAAGCACCGACTTCTTCGAAAGCAATTCCAGTGCGTGTAGCAACGAAATTGAGTTGAATGAAGTTGATTGACTTAGCAGGTTGAATGAAAATGTCCGCTACGAACGAGTTAGCATCAATCACTGCTGATGTATTGTTTGTTGTGTCACAAACTACTCTGAAGTCATAAACTCCCCTGCGGCCTTGAACGTCTCGCAAGAAAGGTTCAACCAAATTCTTAAATTGTGCCTGTGTAAACGCATCGTTGAACTCAAAGAGTTGGAACTTAGCTGCGGTTGCAATAGCTTTTTCAAGTGTAATAAACAGTCTGCGAACATTAATTCTATCAAATGCACTTGGTCTTTCAAGTAAAGTCTTATCACCAAATAATACAATACCTGATCCAGGGAATCCAACAACTGGATTGACACCTGCTTGATATAGAGTATTACGGTCAGTTTTGCTAGGGCTGTATGCTAATTTAATTGCATTCTTTATTGCACCTCGGTTATAACCAGCAGGAGAGAACCAAGGATCAGCTTGATCGTCAGTCTTAGCACATAGTCCAGCAATGTCACCATTACAAGGAACATAAAGGTACTGATCGTTATAGCGATTGTACATGTACTTGAAACCTGAATCAAATACTGCGAATGAGCTTCTAGTATATGAAGCTACTTCAGCAACAATTGTTGCAGCTTGTGTACCGTCAGAAACACCTACTACTGATGCAGCAGCAGGAGAAACAAATACCATACAGTCTTTTCTAACTTCTGCAATATTGTCGATAACATAATCACCAGTTGCTGCCGCAGCATCACCGACGAAGATTAAGTTGATATCGACTAGTTCGTCATTTGCAAACTTCAAAAATGCTGCTTGCTTATCTGCTTCAGATACAGTTCCGTCAGCGCCGGCAGCTAGTCGTACTTTAGTTTCAGTAAAGGTTGCATTAGCAAATGCTAATCCTGATGAAGCTAATCCGCCCCAGTTAGATCCAGCAGTTGAATGATCTGTCCACCAGATATACTGTGATCTAGTGTTAATTACATTTTTATAGTAGTTTGATTGACCTATTGAATCTTTAACATCACTTGCTTTTGATACGCTTGGAAACTTCTCTAGTACAGAACCAGCAGTACCTGTGAACAATCCTTCTTTATCTACAATAATGATATGCATTTCGTCATTAGTAGATGATCCAGCGGTAGCAGCAGTAGTAGCAGACGGTGCAAAATCAAACTGTGCAGCATATTCCCAACCTTTGCGTTTAGCCGCAGCACCTGAAACTGCAACAGCACCATTCGCTGCTAGATTCACTGAAGTATCTGAAGCGATAGAAAGAACTGTTCCTACCGTAGCGCCAGCAGCGTTTAATACGATAGAGCCAATTGCAAGCTCAGTAAGGAATGCAGTGCCAGATCCAGAAACGGAAGTAGAGCTTGTAGATGCAGTAATTGTGCCAGTCAATGAAACGTCAGCGTAAGTTGAAGAGTCTGCAAATGAAACCTCTAATGAGTTTCCGATTGCACCTGCATATTTTGCAGCCCACATACCATTTGAGCCTTGACCTGTACTGTGGTTATTATCATAGTCATCATCGTTTTCAATCAACACGCCAGCAGTTGCGCCAGCATTTAATGATGCAGAATTGATTGCTCTTACAATTTTCAATGTACTTGTATATGCTAAAAATGATGCAGCAGCAAACCAAGTTCTTTCAAACCCACTGGGCGGCCGACCAAATCGTTGCACTAGATCATTTTCAGAGCTAATGGTGATTGGATCATTCGCCGGTCCCCACGAGAATATTCCTGCAGTACCACCAATAGAGGTGCCAACCGCAGGAACAACCGAAGTGAGGTCTTTTTCTGTTACCTGAACGCCAGGTGATAGCTGAAAAGCCATATTTATTCTCCTCGTTAAAATCAGACAATATTTATTGTTTTTTTATATATAGTCTGAATATTTATAACAATTAATATTTGAACTCAGATTCCTTTAATTTTTTCTCATACTCATCACTGACTAACCAATAGTCTCCGCCTGCAACCCATGCGGCTGGACTGTCGGTTCCTTTTTGAATAACGAAAGGAGTTAAGTTTTGAGTGATGTGTTGCATCTGTTGATTGTAGATTACTTCTCTTGTATTTACATTTACTAACTCTTTAAAGAAAGGCATTGTAGATAGCCATCCGAAAAGAACCATACACATTACGCAATCATCATTGTAACCTTCATCTGCTTGATATGTGTTTCCTTTTTCGATAAAGGTTGATATTTCATTTATTATATCAGCGTCAAATACTAAAAGTTTTGACTCTTCCATAAGAGATTTTAAACTAAAACACCCTTGTCTCTTTACTTGTTTAGAAGTATTTACACCTAGTCTCGATGTTTTTCCGAATCCAGGTGAAACATACTGTCTTGATTTTTCTGTTACTGTACTAAAGATATTGTCATACTCAATTTCTTCGTGTAATATTTCTACTACCTGCCCTCCAATATCATTATTTTCAATAAGAATAAACGCTTTGTTGTAGTCTTCTCCTATTTTTGCTATTACATTAGGATACAGCATCGGTGCTATTTGATTATTTCTATACTTTGCTACTACTTTATACGGCATTTCAGTTATGTCAAATACAACAAACGCTGAGTAGTCTCCTCCTATTCCTCTAGCAGTATCTACGGTAATACAATAAAAATGATTTTTAATTGGAGCTTCATATATATCAACCCCAGTCCCATCATTTTCATATAATGATTCTTTAGAGCTTAATGCTCCTATGGTTCTTGCGTTAATCAGAGTATTGGATGAACCAAGAAACTCACATAATACTTCTTGATTAAACTTTAACTCACCTAAAAGTTTAAATTGTTCATCTGCCCACTTTTCATCTCTACCAGGAATTTCAGTATAATGGATGAACATATTTTTGAATCCATTAGTACCTTTCTCTGACTCATTCCAAAACTTCCAGAAATGATTATATCCTAACGGTGTTGATGTCAATAGAATTTTAGTAGTATCACCAGCAGAAATTGTTGGGTATACTGAAGCGAAAAACTCATCTGCAACATTGTTTGGAATGATTGCTGCTTCGTCAATGTATAGCCAGTTGACAGATTTACCACGAATGCCTGATGTAGTTGTCGCTGCTGTAAATACTCTACAGTTGTTTTCTAATTCAACATCTCCTTTGTTCCAAGTCTTTACGCCTTGCTGCATCCATATAGGTAAACTCTCATACATTGTTTGATAACGTAAAAGAACTTCTCTTGCAGATGCAGTTTTATTTGCCATGATTGCAACAGTTTTGTCTGCATTGAATATAGTATAATGTAAAATACACGCTGCTGACGTTATAGTCTTACCTTGCTGTCGTCCTTCCATAAGAAGAGCTTTCCGCTCACTCATAATGAACTTGACTTTTTCTCGTTGACATGGATATAATATAAAAGGCTGCAATCCTCTATCCAAGGTCACAATCATGCAATACGTTTCAATAAAATATATAGGATCATCCTGACATTTCAAATATTCTTTAATTTGATCTTCAGTAAAATCGTGCTTATGTCCGATAGATTTTAAATTAGGATTGCCATGGTATGATGTTTCTTCATTCATGGTCTATTACTTGCTCATCTTTTAAAGCTCTGAGTAAGTCTTTAGTACTACCAACAAATAAGTTATTGTTTGTAACCGCACTTTTAGACTTAACCTCTTCGCCTTTGACTTTTTTTGCTTTGTCTTGTATTTCCATCATTGCATTCGCATTATCTTGCAACCCTTTAATCAACTGTCCTGCAACTTCATATGCTCTGGGTTGATCACTATTTC